GTACCTAAACATTGGCCCCGTTATATGGGTTATGATTGGGGCTATCACTCTCCTTTTGCTGCTGTCTGGGGTGCTGTTAGTAGTGGACGTACTGACGATGGTAAGGAAGTACCATATCCTAAAGGGTCAATTATCATATATCGAGAATTATGGGGCAAAGGAGTTGATAACGTCACTCAAGCCGAACGAATCGCAGCATTATCAGTAGGCGAGAATCCTATCTGCGCCGCCGACCCTAGCATCTTTAATAATCAAGGTGGTCCTACAATTAATGACCAGTTCAATACTGTGTTTTCTAAATATAAGCATCCGTCGTTTAGACAAGCTGATAATGACCGTATTTCAGGTTGGTCACAGATACGGCAAAGATTGACATCTAACCCACCGCTTCTATACTTCTTTGCCACTTGCCCATATTTGCTAGAGACTTTACCATCTATGTCAATAGACAAACAAAGGCCAGAGGATTTAGATAGCAAGGGTAACGACCATGCTGTAGACAGCCTCAGATATCTTTGCAAGACACGTTTAATTGATTCTAAGTGGGAAGAGCCGGAACAAGTATTAAACAGGGGCATGGTTAAACTTCAAAGTTATATCTCTAAAGTCAGGGCTAGGAATAAGCGCGCTCAAATATGAAAAATAAAACTATTCGGCCCTTAGCTAAAAAATATTCCCCAAGCTGGTGGAAGTCTCAAATCACTCAAGCCGATAGACGCTACGAAAAGTTCATTAAATCAGCCGATGAGTCCATTAAGGTATTTAATGGCATTAAAGAGATTGAAACTCTAAAAGATGCTCCCCGTCGTTTAAACGTATGGTGGTATTGTGTAAATACTTTGCTACCTGCTTACTACAGCTCAACCCCCAAGGCTGAAGTAAACCTGCGTAAACGTGCAGGGGGGCAACCTTATGAGCTTGGGAGTGTTATCCTTGAGCGTAATACCCAGTATTCGATGGATTGCCACTTTAGCTTTGATAAGGTGGGCTATAACGCAGCTTTGCAGTTCTTACTAACCGGCCAAGCTGTACTATGGGCTAGGTACGCTCCAAAGTTTGAAAAAGTATTTCAAGAGATTGCAGTAATTCGTGACCCTAGTGGCGCTCTAATTCAAGGAGATGGGACACCGTATGAAGGAGATACTGAAGGGTTTACTGAGGCATCTAATGGTATCCTTATCTCTTCCGTTGAGGTGGAGCAAAAGGTCAGTGAGAAAGCGATTCTTGAGGTTGTCCAATTCTCAGATTACCGCTGCTCAGACGCAAGAAATGAAGCCGAAGTCGAATGGCAAGCAAGACGTGCCTTCCTGGATAGGGACGAGGCAACGTCTCTATTTGGCGAAGAAAAAGCGGATAAACTAAACTACGATAGTGTTCCAGAAACTAGCAAGAAAGAGGCTAGCCGACAGGACGAGAAGTTCGAGGGTAAAGCTGAAATTTGGGAAATCTGGTGCGAAGCTACTAATAAGGTTTATTGGATTCAGACCAATTACGAAGATGTTCTAATTGAAGAGACAGAGCCGCCTATCAAGTTTGAAGGCTTTTACCCTTGTTCTGTTATTAGACAAACCCAAGACCCTAACAGCGTAATCCCAGTATCTGACTACTCTCATGTTAAAGACCAAATCCTTGAGGTTGAGCGCCTTACTACTCGTATCCATGCGCTAACCCAGGCAGTACGGCCTAACTTTCTTTATGACGCTGCTATGGGTGATTACCTTGAGCAGCTATTTCAAGATGACCTAAAAGGTATCGGCGTTACTGGCTGGACCGCTAATAAGGGGCGTGGTGGGCTACAGGGCGGAATGGAGTTTTTGCCAGTTGAGCAGTTTGTAAGCGTACTTAATACGCTACAGCAGAATCGCCAGGCGGCTTTACAGCAGCTTTACGAAACACTAAAGGTATCAGACCTATTGCGTGGTACTTCTGAGCAGTACAAGTCAGCTACGGCTAACAGACTTGAAAGTGCTTGGTCATCCCTTGGCCTAATCGTACGCCAGAACATGTTTTGCAAGTTTATCTCTGATGCCATTATGCATCTTGGCACAATTATTGCAGAGCAGTTCGATCCAGAGCGTATATTTGAAACAGCAGACGCAGACGCTCTAATCGAGCCTACAATATTTATCCCGCCACTTCCCCCACCTCCTGAGCCAATGCCAGGACCAGAAGGTATGCCAATGGAAGAAGGGATGGCACCAATGCCACCTATGGCACCGCCACAACCGGACCCGTTACAGCTTGTCGATGAGATGAAGCAGCAGATCCTAGAGATATTTAGGGATAATACTAAGCGTAATTACCGTATCGAAATAGCTTCCGACTCTATGGTAGCTATTGATCAGCAACAGCAGCAGCAGGAAGGCTCTATGCTTATTCAAGCCGCTGGTGGATTCTTTGACCAAATGCGTGGCCTAGTAGAGCAATACCCGCCACTAGCTCAGTTTAGCTTGTCCTTATTTCAAAACTTTATTAAACGCTTTAAGGGCGGCAAAGAAATTGACGGGTTGTTTAGCAAGGCGCTTAAAGAGATTGAGCAAATCTCTAAAGCTAAAGAAGAGGCAGCTAAGCAGCCGCCACCTCCAGATCCTAAGACACTTGAAATTCAAGGCCGTATGCAGATTGCTCAGGTTGAGTCGCAAGCTAGGCTTCAAGCTACTCAGATGGAGATGCAAGACAAAGCCGTTAAGAATCAGCTTGCATACCAGGACCAACAGCTTAAAATGCAGCGTGACCAGCTTGAATCGCAACTTCGTGTTCAAGAGCAGCAATTTAAAGAGTACATGGAACAGCAGCGCCTTGCTATTGACCAACAGGAAGTTCAGATCAAAGGACAAGCCGTTCAGGTTGATATGCTTAAAGTTCAGTCTGCCGCTCAGACTGAAGCAGATAAAAACCTTATTAAGCAAGAAACTCAGCAGATGTCGCATATCCTTGAGATACAGCGCCTTGAGCTTGAGAACATGCGAATTAAGTTATCTGAATCAGAAAAGCTAATGGAAGAGCGCAGACTTGCTTCTGATAATGCTTTAGAGCGGGTTCGTTTGCAAATGGATAATATAAGTAATACAAATGCAATAACAGAATCAAATGCAACAAAACAGCAGCCTATAGTAATCAATAACATCATTCCAAAAGCTAGTAAGAAGTTAGGTACGCTTGGAACTGATGCTCTTGGAAACACAACTTTGTCTATTGATAACATTGATGAGGATTAGATTATGTCTATGACTAACGCTGCTGAGGCAGCACTTCTTGATTTGCTCTTTCTAAACACAGATTGGGCTAACATTGGTGATGCTGCTGGATTGCAGAACTCCGCTACGGCTGGCAGTTTCTACATTTCGCTTCATACTGCCGACCCAGGAGAGGCTGGCAACCAGTCAACTAACGAGGCGGCTTACACTAGCTATGCTCGTGTTGCTGTTGCTAGAACTGCGGGTGGCTGGACTAGAAGCGTTAGTACCGTATCAAATACAGCACTTGTTCAGTTTCCACAGGCAACTGGAGGTTCTGCAACAGTAACTCATTTTGGTATAGGCACTGATTTGTCGGGTAACGGCAACTTGCTACTAAAAGGGGCTCTTACATCTACTTTGGCTATCTCTAATGGTATTCAACCGCAGTTTGCTGCTGGGGCTTTAACAGCTACAGTAGATTAATATGGAGCACTATTGCGCTCATTGTGGTAAGGTTCTGGACATGGTTGATGATGAAATCGTGCCATGCTCAGACCATCCACATGGCGCAGTAGCTTGGTCAGGTGCCGCAGTAGAAAAAATGATAGAGGAAACTTTCGATGGGCTTCAGTAGCATAGCAGACGTTACTACTGCCATTGATAGCGGCCAGGTCTGGTCACAGCACTATTATAAGGCGGCGTCAACGACAGCGGCAGGAGCTTTTACTGATTTATCTTGGGCCTCTGGAACTCCGATTTACAACTCTTATGCTGCAAGTCCTTTAACATTTACCCCTGTAGTAAATACAAACAACAAGTATATTTTTACTGGCCCTAATCCATTGTCAGGGCAACAAAAGTATTTGCTTTCTTGGAACATGAGACATTCAAAAACTACAGCCGGTTCTGGTAGTAGTTTTATGTTGGTTGATACTTTAGGTTTTTATCCTGTTGTAGATTGCGATTCTATAGACTTACAAGAGATGGATAACACTTTGACTCTACCTCGCTACACTAATGGGGAAGGAGTTAGAATGGCAATTTTTGCTTCATTATCAACTAATGCAGCAACTACCAGCGCAACTATTGTTTACACAAATCAAGACGGCAATACCTCAACTATTTCGACAGCACTAATTAACGAAACTATATCACGCAGTTTAACTTCTGCTAGTACTTCTGTATCAGCAAATGCTCGTTCTTTTTTTGTTAGCCTTGCACCTGGCGATACTGGAATTAGAAACATTATAAGTATTCAACTTAATCAAGGTATTGGTGGATTAGCTTACATAGCTTTAGTAAAGCCTTTAGCGGTGCTACCAGTATTCCCTAATGTGGTTTCTGAAAAAAGATTTATTACTGAAACAAGTATAAAAATGCCAGAAATTCCTGTAGGAGCAGGATTGACTGTTTACTCTTACGATTTTGTTCAAAGTGCAGTAGCGCCAGTATTAGGTGAGTTTATTTTTGTATGGGGATAAATTATGGGCTTTAATTCAATAGATGATTTAATAAATGAAATAACTACTAACGGCAAAACCGTTCGTACTGATTTTAACAAGATTACTGGCGCATCTGCTTTTGTTGCGGGTCGATGGTATGATTTTAGCGGATTAGGAGGCTTTCCAGTCGCCAATGCTTTTGCTGGTACGTCACTTGCTTGGACTACTTGTGACGAATCTACCGGTAACGGAACGCAGATATTTGGATTGCCTCATGGCGGTAACGTAAGCACTGACACTAAACATGGCATTAACGTATCGGCCATAAGCGTTGTAGCGACAGCAGTTCCATCTCAACTTATGCTAATAGACCTGCAAGGTTATTGGCCTGGTATTACTAACAACAGCGCGACAGCTCAAACGCTTACCGGAACTCCTACGCTTCGTTATGCAAACGGCGCTGGTTGTAGACTGTTTTGGGTTCAAACTGCTACTAATGGAGCGACAGCTCAAAACATATCCTTATCATACACAGACCAAGGTGGCACTGGTGGAAATGCGTTGCCTGTAACGGTATCAATGACGGCATCAACTATTGCTGGTCATATATCTCATTCAGGTACGGCAGCTAACAACTACGGCCCGTTTCTGCCACTAGCATCAGGAGATTCCGGTGTGCAAAACGTAGCGTCTGTAACTTTCTCCGCAGCTAATACTGGCACTGGCGCTCTTTGCTTAGGTCGTCCGCTTCTTACCTTGCCACTAACTACGGCTGGTGTTGCGGCAGAGCGTGACCTGGTAAATCAGCTTCCTTCTATGCCAAGAATTATGGATGGAGCTTGCCTTGTTTGGTTGTACTTTGCTGGAGCCGCTACAGCAGTATCGACTAACTTTTACGGTTCAGTAGACTTTGCATGGGGCTAACATTTAACTCTTCATTATTGTCGTTTAATCCAATACGCTACATCGGTGGCACTCCTGGAAATTTGCGGCAAATGTGGGGCAGAACAGAGCGTAGGAATCAATCCTGCGGTGAAGGCATTTCAGATAAAACCGCTGGAATACCTTATGGTCATCTTGCGCCTTCGTCTTGGTGCTTGCCATTTAAGGCAGGTGCCATGTCGTCTTTTACTAACTGCGTGTTTCGTTTTACACCAGGCGACTTAAATCTTGCTGATGGTCGTAATCTTTCTGCTGCTACAACCGTAACAGTAACAGTAAATGATGCGCTGCTAGAGCTTATAGTTTCTGCGGTTGGTAGTACTTCAATTACATTTACACTAGATGGTATTGCCCTTATTGCGGCTAACGCTATTGGTAACACTAGTTTTAGCTTTACCGTTAATAACGCAACGCTAGGCGCTATTATTGATGCTGTTGCTAATACCTTTATTCAATTTAGTGCAGCCGCAACTCCTAGAGCTACTGGAAACCTAGAAGGTCACATTACACCGTTTACTGAATTGTCTCCGCAAAGCCTTGCTGCTGCTGTATGGCAAGCCCTGTCTGCTGAGTACAATGATGCTGGCACTATGGGCAATAAACTAAACTCTGCTGCATCAGCCGGAGATCCTTGGAGCACCGCACTACCAGGAAGCTATAGCGCAGGAGAGGCTGGCTACATACTGGGCAATCAGGTTCTTACGGAAGCGGATATTGTACGAATAGCCGATATTGTTCTTCGTCGGGCTACGTCTAATGTAGAGGCTTCTAGCGATGGAGATGCGTTAGGTGTTAAATCGCTTTATGGTATGATTGCTCAAGGAGTGCATAATACTCAGGTATCTGGAGCTACATTAACAGTAACAAAGAGCGACGATACAACTGTATTAGGTACTAGAACTGTAACAACGGATCCAACGGCAGAGCCAATTATCGGTATAAATAGTGACTAATGGAGGATTTCAAAATTATTTGCATTTAATGTATGGCTTGCCAAACGGCTTTATTCAAGCCAAGACGCAAGTCGATACATCCGATATTCTTAACAGGGGGTTAAAAAAACGGCGTAAACGTAAGACCGAAGAAGAGTTACTAGAAGAGTATTTAGCTGCTCAAATTTTAGCAGGTAGAAAAGAAGAAGCACTTGCGGCAAAGAGAGCAGCAGAAGAAGCACTAGAACGAAAGAACTTAAAAGCAGAAGAAAAAGCAAAACAAACAAGATTTTTAATGTTGTTTATGCTAATGGATGATTAAATGGCTCAAAAATATAAACTATTCCAGTGGTGTCCTGTTAAACAGAAAGTGGTTCCAATAGAGCAGGTAGAGCGTAGGGCAAAGTCTAACGCTCGTGACTTGTTTATCCAAGACGAGATGGAACCTACCCGCAATCCGCTAAATCCTAAAGAAGTCTATACCAGTAAATCAAAGCTACGGGCGGCCTACAAGGCTGCTGGAGCTATTGAGATTGGCGATTCCTACGATAAAGGGTACATCCCTGACCACGAGTCAGGCGCATCCACTCGTAGTATGGCCAAAGAGTTAAGCAACAAAATAATAGATAGGTATAGAAATGGAAGATAACGAAACCTTAAATCCTACAGATACAGAGCTTACCGTAGAACGTGAGCCAGCTAGTTTGTCGATTAGGCAATCGCTAAAACAGCAATTTAAAAGCAGTGGTAAAGAGGAAGATAGTAAGGCAGAAACTAGCCAAACAGAGGAACCTGCCGATAGCGGCACCGTAACTTCTGAGGAACCATCTACCCCAGCGCCTATACCGTTGGCCCCACCGGCTGATATGAACGCTGCCGAAAAGGATGCTTTTCTTAACCCGACTCCTGCTAATGCTCATGTTTTGCAATCCTATTTAAACCGCAGGGCTTATGAGACACGATCTGACTATAGCCGAAAAATGCAGGAGGTTGAACAGCTAAAACGTCAAACCTCTGGGCTATACGAGACAATCAAGCAGTACGAAGACGAATACGCTAGAGACGGTATTTCCATAGCTGATGTTACCAGGCGAGCCGTTGCATGGGATAAGGCTATGCAAGCTAATCCAGTAGAGACGGCCCTTGATTGGCTAAGCTCTTATGGAATCAATCCACAGGACTTAAACAACTATCAGCCGCAACAAGCGCAGCAACCACAATACCTAACAAGGGAAGACGCAGAGCGCATAGCTGAGGAACGGTTTCAGTCAATTCAATCGGAGAACGAAAAAAAGGCACTTGAGTACTACAACCAACAGGTAGTAAACTCATTTATGAATAACAAGCCGTTATTCAGGGATCCAGAAACAGCTTCTCAATTAGAGGCTGAGATGGCTCCAGTTGTTCAGGCTCTAAATGCTACAGGGCGGTATTCCTCCCCTGAGCAAGTACTAGAGACTGCATACAATTACGTGGTTAACGGCAATCCGACTTTTTCCGGTCTCGTTCAAAAAATGACCGCAAAGCCGGTAATACAGCAGCAGCAAGCAGTAGCTCAAAAGGCGAAACAAGCTGCCAAATCAATATCTGGCTCCGCCGGTAGCGGGACTCCCAGGGTACAATCAAAATCAATAGGGGATAACCTGCGGAGGCGATTCATAGGAGAATAGCCATACGGTTATCCCATAAACTTTAAGGGATAACTAAAATGGCTAATTTAGAAGAGGCAATTGTATCAACCCTCTGGGATCAGTCAGAAGAGATAGCGGACTTGGTGCTTCATCACAACCCGCTTACCTCGACTCTGGACGAGAAGGGAAGAATCAAGAAGATTGGCGGCGGCTATGAGCTGCGTAAGCCAGTAATGTACAACGATGCAGCAGTAGGTGGATTCTATCAGGGATATCAGGCATTTGACCTATCCTCGATTGATGACCTTACAGCTTTCCGTTTCCAGATTAAGCAGTGCTATGAGCCTGTAGCGATGAACGGACGTGAGAAGCGTGCGAATCGTGATGAGGCTGCTTTGCTTGATTTAGCTGAGGCTAAAATGGAAGCTGCTATCGAGCGCCTAAAGAATACAGTTTCTACCTCCCTTCGTGGCGATGGAACTGGAGCTGGTGGACTAGAGTTTGACGGTGTCAAGAAAGCCGTTTCAACTTCTCCGTCTTCTGGTACTTACGGTGGAATTGATCGTACTGCTAACCTTTGGGCTAGAAACTACGCAACAAACGTAACTCTTTCAGCTGCAAACGTACAAGAGAACATTACCGATGTTATCAGCCGCTTAACTCGTGGCTCTGAGGCACCGGACCTTGGACTCATGGATCGTACAGCATGGAAGCATCTCCATAGCTCACTAACTGCAATTCAGCGTATTCAGCTTCCTACAAAGAAGGCTGTAGCTGGATTCCGTGTTCTTAGCTATGACGGATGCGATTTCGTATTCGATGGTGGATACGGATCGTCAGTTCTTGAGTCGAACTCATGCCGATTGCTCAATACTAAGTATTGGACATTCGATATGGTTCGTGGAGCTGACTTCAAGCCACTAACGCCAACTATGGACCGTCCGATTGACCAGGATGCTTTCTTCACCGTAATTATCGTTGAAGGAAACCTATGCTGCTCAGCTCCGGCTCTCCAGGGTGTAATTTACGCTTAATTAGGAGGATTGGAATATGTCACAGGTTGCAGCATTTGGTGTTAATTATAAGAAAACTTTTACAGCAGACACTTTGCCACTACCGGTTCCGGTAGGTGCTAAGGGTTCGCTAGTAGAGGGTGAGTTTGTATTTGTTCAGGCTGATGGAGCTATTGACCAATACGCTTTCGTGAAAATCGAGGCTGATGGTCAGGCTGCTATGCTAACAACTACAAACGCTGGCTCTCAGGGACTTCTTGTTGGCGTGGCTCAAATAGCCGCTGCCGATAACGAGTATCTTTGGGTATGGGTTGGCGGACTTCGTGGTGGTGGAGTAGGTTCAGGAATTCGAGGCAAGGTAGCTGCAAACTACGTTGCTAAGAATAACCTCAATACTACTGCAACTGCTGGAGTAGCTGACGACGCCTCAACAACTAAGATTGCTTACGTTGTTGGAGTTGCGTCGACAACCCCTGCGGCTGCCGTTGAGCTTGCATCGGTTGCTCACTTAAAAGTGAACTAACCTAACTGGGGGGTAGCAATACCCCCCTTTTTGTGAGGATTTATGCCAACAGTTTCAAATCTTATTGGACTTGGTATGCCACCTGAGCACGCAGTGCAGATATGCGACGGGGTTCAACCTGCCGTAGTAGATGCTACCGCTGCCGGTGTTCGTACTAAGATGGCAGTAAATAACGTAAACGATACAACCCCAACAGCGGCAGAGCTAACAACTTCGTTTGGTGCTCCTGCTACTGTAGGAACGGGTTTTGTAGGTATTGTTAAAGATAACGACGCTGATACTAACTGCTTTGTAGTGGTATCAAATGGAACGTCTTTCTTTTACCTAAAGTTTACTAAAGCTACATAATTATTAGGGGGGAGCAATCCCCCCGCTTTATTAGGTGATTTATGACATGTTTAGCCGGTAATACAGTAACCTCTACCCCAACAATCGCTACGGCTACTAGCACAACGATTGCCACCGCTGATGGCTTTCGTAAGTTTCTACTTATTCAAAACAATTCCGCTGCTGACATAGCTATCGGACTGGAGGGTCAGACCTTAACAGGAATAACTCCAACCTCTACAAATAAATGCTTTGTTCTAAAAAGCACAGCAGGGCTTAACATATTACGGTTTGAGGCAGGGTTTGTACCGGCTGGAGCTATAACGGCCTATCAAACAAGCGGTAGCCCTATCAATACGTTGGTCGTTATTGAAGGGTAGTGCTATAAATAAGTAGGCACTGACGCCTATTTATGGAGATTAGACAATGGCACAAGTAGATTGGGGAAGCATAATGTCAGGGCAGCAGCAGCAGAAAAA